GGCAACCGGCCCCAAACCTATTGAAGTTGAATACCTCTTTCCAGAACGTTCCCTGGAATACATTCAAAAGTTTGTACCGAGACCAATTATAGTCTCGAAGACCGCAACCTACCACACTCACCCCGTTGGCAATCTAGCTGCTAAGCTTTCATACAATAAATTACTTGAGCTGAAGCAAACATCGATCGACATTGGGGGCAATCCTAGAGAAGACAAAGTCCAGACCACCAGGAATATCCTGTGGGCAGTTTCCCCTCCTACATCGAGGGATGCAACTTTCCGCAGTCGATCTACATCCTCATTATTCTGTACTTGTTTATTTAAGGATTGCAAGCATGTGGATAGGTTCAAACTTGAGATAACAATCTCACGCCACGCCCTATATTACTTGACCTTCGCAGAAATTGCCAAAGCTGTTGACATCTCAACCACTAAGAGCTTTTACGCAATAACTCACTTATTCCCACATTTGGAAGCTTATATGAACTGCAAAGAGAGTAGATATACCAAGCGCAATCAACACATCACGATGACCAATGGTGAAGATTTGGAAACTTATCAACACCCCTCCCTGGATTGGATTTATTCCAGGAATTGGTTTAAAGAAGGTGGAAAGTATTACGTTTGGCGCGAATTAAATGCCCACGCAATTGCAGATACTCATACGTTATTATTTACGCAATTGCCCGGTTCACCAATCACGGAGGAATTTAAATTTAAATTCACGCCCGGATCATCGATCATCTTCTTTCAAGCCAATTTCATGGCTACATTTGAAGGCGATTTGTTCTGGGTCGACCCCGAGATCATTATGAACCTCCGTAGGAAAATCGCAGGCCGTGCACGTGATTCACCAACTTATGCTCTTCTTCAACAAGAGATGAGAAAGTGGATCGGCCAAAATACGACTGTGGAGTTTTCTCCATCACAAATAGCAACCGTCTGCTCATATATATTTTTCGAAACCTCCACCATGATTTCGGAAGCAGACACCATTCAGTCTAATTTGGCGTCGAGTAGCGATTTGATGCAAAGGCACACCACCTCCATTCATATGAATGCCATTCCTTTAACTTGGATGCAGTGGTTGTGG